GAGAAAATGAAAGCTGTACAGAATTATGTGGACAGCGAATGCCTCCGGCTGATGACGCCTTATGTTCCTGTAGGTCTGCCTGAGTATGAGAAATCCGGAACTCTGAGAGATTCCGGAAAGATACTCTATCCGGGCAAGATCGTTTATACAGCGAAAAAAGCACGTCACGACTACTATAACCGCAATGTTGATCACCGCCACGGTGGCAATCCTAATGCTACTCCACTCTGGTTCGAGACTATGAAGAAAAAGCACGGCAAAGCGATACTGCGCGGAGCTGCTGCATTGATCGGGGGTAATGCCGAATGAATATTATCGAAAAGGTTCGCTCACTTCTGGAAAGCTTCCCTAAGATCTCAGAGGTATGCAATTCAATACACATTGACTTTGCAGATCCTGAGCCTACGAGCTACGGTCTGAGTTCCACCGGTGATGAGCTTATCCGGGAGGATATCCTTGGAGATCAGCTCCGACAGCACAGCTTTATGCTGTACACCACATACAGCAGCATCAACGACTATGAAAGGCTGCACAACAGTTCCGCGCTACTCGAACTGGGTGTGTGGCTTGAGCAACAGACAGACTGTGAAGTCGAAACTGTGATAGGCAGCGATACATACACCGGCACTATCGAAAAGCTCACCGCCTCTAACGGTATGCTTTATAACGTACCGCAGGATAACGAGCAGGACGGAGTGCAGTATCAGCTGCAAATCATAGCTGAGTACACAGTAAGGAGGTAACACAATGCCCGATGAAGAAATTCTCGATAATAACGAGAACGATGATACACCCACAACAAATAATGAAGAGGAGGAAGATGACGTGTCTACACCTAATCCGCTTGGAAAATTAAAAAGAAGTGCGCTCCTGCACTACCTTGAGACCAGCTTCGATACAAGCTCCGGTCTCCCTCAGAGTCCTGCCTGGTATCTTATCGGCAAGGACGTTGAGGATATGTCCGTAGAGATGAACTCTGATACAGAGACAATCAAGAATATTCTTGACGAAACATCTGTACACGACAACGGCTATGAGCCTGCTATCGACGTAGATACATACTACGCTACACCCACAGACGGAGCTATCTATACTAAGCTCAAGAGCATTATGATGAACCGTGAGACCGGCGACGCTTGCAGGACATATATCCTTGAAGTAATCGTCGATAATGATGGTACATCCTTTGATGCCTGGGTTGAGGAAGTAATCGTCAAGCCTACAAGCTATGGCGGAGCTCAGGGCGGTGTTCGCATACCCTTCAACATTGCTTTCAGCGGCAATCGCCAGCAGGGTACGGTAACAATCGCAAACAAGGTGCCTACATTCACACCGGCAACATAACGGAGGGATAAAATGAAGTCTATCAATTTCGATGAGGGCTATGAGCAGTATATGATTGGTGATGATCCTTCGAGGGTTATCAAAATCAGAATAGGAGATCCCAATCTGCTCAAGCGCATCAAGGCAGCTATCGAGAAAACCGATGTACTCCTTGAAAAATACAAGAATGCAGATGTTGAAAGTATGACTGAATTCGACAAGGAATTCCGTGAAATCATCAACACAGCATTCGACAGCGATGTCTGCACTCCGGCCTTCGGCGATTCTAATGTCACAACACTGACGAGTTCAGGTGATTTCCTGTTCACAGCGTTCTTCGATGCGCTCCTGCCACAGCTTGAAGCTGATATAAGGGCGAAGGTGATGACAAAGAAGGTCAATGCGCCTGAGGTACGCCCCGAGGTCAAGAAATATCTTGATACTCCGACAGTCAAGCCTGTTGCTGCTATGGCGAATCCATACGGCACACCGGATATAAGCAAACTTACACCGGAGCAGAAAAACGCTCTGCTTGCTCAGCTCTTATCGTGATAGGCTCACTTCCTGAGGTTTTGGAGGTCGGCGGTCAGCAAATTGCTATTAACGCCGACTTCCGAAATATCCTCACGATATTCGAGGCTTTCAATGATCCGGCGCTCACTAACGAAGAAAAGTCTTACATTTGTCTTGCAAGGCTATATACAGCATCTATTCCGTATTACTACACGCAAGAAGCATACGAACGTGCTGTGTGGTTTATGCAAGGCGGCGATATGCCAATGAGTAAGCCGGAAGAGGCTAAGATTATTGACTGGGGACACGATGAATCAATGATAATTCCGGCTGTGAGCAAGGTCCTCGGAGCTGTTGACGTCAGATCTATGCCATTCCTGCATTGGTGGACATTCCTCGGCAGTTTTGGTGAGATCGGGGAAGGCTTATTCAGCACGGTCCTTCATATACGTCACAAAAAGGCTCACGGTCAGAAGCTCAGTAAAGCTGAGGAAGAATTCTACCGCAAAAACAAGGATCTCTGCCTGATCACTACTGCTGAAGAACAGGCTGCGATCAATGAAACAGAGGAATTCCTGAAAACACTTATATGAGAAAATACATCTGCCGCAGCTGTGGACGTGTGCTTTTTGCCGGAAAATTTGTCGGTATAATAAGCATTGTCTGCCGCCGCTGCAAGACTAAGAATATATTTATCGAGTAGCTTCACAGCGTACCTTGAGTGCCCGAAGCTCCGCGAAAGGAGTGAGGACAATGGCAGCTGACGGCAGGCTTACATTTGACACTAAGCTAAATGCCGAAGGGTTTGAACAGGGCAAAAATAAGATCGAAGAAGAAGCAAAAGAACTCAATAAAGAGCTCGAAAGCGGAACTGAAAAAACTGTTGACGTCAAAGCTGATACGTCTCAGGCTCAGCAGAGCCTTGATGATCTCCAGGCAGATATCAACGATGTAGTTGACGAGCCTGTGAAGGTTGATATAGACGCAGATCCGGCCGGGAATTCGGTCGATGAGATCAACGAGGATCTCGATGACGTCCGCAAGACTGCCGAAAAGACATCCAACAGTGTCTCGGCTAATGTCAAAAGTGCTGCGAAGTCTGCGGAAAGTAAGGTTGATGGTTCAACTGCTCACATCGAGGAAAGCCTGAAGAGAGTCCAGAAAGGCTTCAAGGCTCTTCTTGCTGCTGCTGGAGTTGCATTTTCCTTAGGTGCTGCTGCTAAATTCGGTAAAGAAGCGGTTGAGGCAGCTGCTGAAGTAAATGCTGCAAACTCTCAGCTTTCTCAGACGTTCGGAGTGCTTGAGGGCAACGCAACAGCTGCTATGGAGCGCGTCGCTGACGCAAGCGGCATACTTAAAACGCGTCTGCAAGGCGTAGGCACATCAGTATATGCCTTTGCAAGAACTTCCGGTATGGATACAGCTCAGGCGCTCGGGATGATGGAAGAGTCTCTGCAAGTAGCAGCTGATTCAGCCGCTTACTATGACAGAAGCCTTGAAGATACCAGTGAAACACTGATGTCCTTCCTCAAGGGCAACTACGCCAACGATGCTGCTCTCGGACTTTCTGCAACTGAAACAACAAGAAACGCCGCTGCTAACAAGCTTTATGGCAAATCGTTCCAGGAGCTTTCCGAGGCTCAGAAGCAGCTCACGCTCCTGCAAATGGTAAAGGATGCCAATGCTCTCTCAGGAGCTGAGGGGCAGGCAGCCCGTGAAGCTGAGGGTTGGGAAAACGTTATAGGCAACCTCAAGGAAGCCTGGCGGCAGCTCCTTGCGGTAGTTGGTCAACCAATACTCAAACTGGCAGTAACGTGGGTTCAGCAGCTTACAAATGCTCTCACATATCTCACCGAAAAAGCACAGATAGCAATCAACACTCTTGCTGCGCTGTTTGGCAAAGAAGCTGAAGATACCGGTCAGGCAGCCGAGAACATTACGCAAAGTGTATCAGCTCAGGAAGATCTGACAGATGCAGTCGAGGATACTGCAAAGGCAGAAAACAAGAGTCTGGCCGGATTCGATAAGATAAATGCGATAGCTTCAGACCAGTCAGCAAGCACAGGGGCAGCCGGAGCAGGTTCAAGCGCTGCCGCTATATCTCCGAGCATAGATGTCAAGGATAATACCAAAGAGATAAGCAAGAAACTCGAAGCATTCATAAACAAGTCGAGAAGTCTTTTCAACGGCTTTCTAAAATACTTCAAGAAAAATTATACACCTTCGTTCAAAAAGGCCTGGTCACAGCTATCTCCTCAAATCGTGAGATTTGGTGAGACGTGCGAGAAGGTCTTTGACGACATAAAGAAGCTCGGTCCGCCTCTTATAAGTTACTTCAATGGCAGTTTCACACCGATGATGAAAACGGCTATCGAAACAGCAGGCGGCATACTTGCAGGACTGTTCGACAGTTTCAACACGGTATTCTCAGACATATGGAATGTGGCCGCATATCCTATGCTTCAGACCTTTATCACCGACGGCCTGCCGATGATAACAGAATATTGCGAGGAGTCAATCAAGACCTACGGCACGCTCTTTGATGAAGTCAAGGGCGGCTTCGATATGATCTGGAAAGATGCCGCTGTGCCGGCGCTGAAAGGCATATCAGGAGCTTGGCAGGATACAATGAAAATCCTCAGTGAGTTCTGGAATAAGCACGGCAAAGTAGTATTTGACAAATTCCGTACAGCTATAAATACGACCGGCGACACGCTTAGCAACGTTTGGAAGACCATATTCAAGCCTGTTTTCGACAAGCTGATGAGCGTTATGGACGAGCTGTGGGACGATCACGCTAAGCCACTGCTCCAAAACTTCCTTGATTTTGCCGGAACACTCGCAAGAATAGCTCTTGATATTTATAACAATTTCATTGCACCTATCGTCAATTGGTTTGTAAACACATTCGGACCTTCTATATCAAAGGTGCTGCAAGGCTTACTTGAGGTTGCAGGCAATAAGATCGGCGGTATAATGGATATTTTCAACAGTTTGTTCACGCTTCTGAAGGAACTGCTGCACTTTGTATCGGCTGTATTCGCAGGTGATTGGCGTGAGGCCTGGATAGGAATGAAGAACGTCCTGAAAGCTGTATGGAATCTGATGATAGATATTATAAAATTACCGTTGAATTCCATTATTGATATGATAAATATGTTCTTGACAGGTGTCGAAACTGCATTACAAGCCTGTGTCAATGCGTTAAACCATATCAGCATTGATATTCCGGACTGGTCCCCGGTTGGAGCAGGCAAACATCTCGGCTTTGATTTGCCTGACGTAGATTTAGGGCAAATAAAACGTCTTGCCCAGGGCACAGTTGTTCCTGCAAACTTCGGAAATTTCCTTGCAATGCTGGGCGACAACAAACGCGAGCCTGAGGTCGTTTCACCGCTGAGCACCATAGAAAAGGCAGTCGAAAACGCTCTTGCAAGAATGGGCGGCGGCAGTGATCAGACAATCCACGTTCACGTTGACCTTGACGGCCGAGAGATCGGTAAGGTTGCAGTCAAGGCAGTTCGAGATGATAACGCACGAAAGGGAGTGGCATAATGAGCAGATTGATACCTATATCTTACATTAACAGCGTATCTATGAGCGATAAGTTACAGCCTGCGAAAGACGGCTATAAGGTTACGAAATCTGACTTGTACTCTGATTCAACCGCTCGTTCTGCTGAGACCGGCGTGCTGATGTCGTATATAATTCGCCGGAACGTGTATTCGATTGAGTTGAATTACATCGGCACTGCTGCTGAGATAAACGAGATCGAAAATGTCATCGCTCCGGCTACGAGCCGCAAGTATAGCGTGACGTTCCTCGATTACAGCGCGACTGTGAGCGATAACAACTACGTCACGAAGACAATGTATCCTTCTGACCGAGTGAAATCAACATCTGTTATCGTCAACGGCGTACAGTATATGCAGCTATCTGTAACACTTGTGGAGGTATAAGTATGTACGAATTTTCCACGACAGCCGAAAGGACAGCTTTCCTCAATGCCTTAGATACAGAAGTTATGCAACATATACGCGGCATCCTGCATCTCGCTGGGCGAGATGTCAAATTAAACTATTATGACGCTGAGGCTTATGGCGAGATCGAAGGCACACCAAAAATCGACCAGCAATGTGTCGAAAACGATGATACCTTTATGTTCGGCGAGATGTATGTCGGCTCGGTAGAACTGATAATTCACTACCCTGCAAGTCTTCCATCAAGTTTCAAAGGTGCTCAGGTATCGCTTGAATTCGGTGTCGATGTGCCAAACGATGATCCGATATATATTCCTCTTGGCGTATGGGATATACAGTCAGCGGACAGGCTTACAGGTGAGAACAGGTGGCAGTTAAAAGGCACAGATCACTTAAACCGTCTCAGGACTGCTATCAATGATGATACAGTCGGAATTATCAAACTTCCAGCAATAATTGACACCATCACAAGAACAGTAAACGTTCAGTTCGAGCAGACTGTTGAGCAAATAGCTGCAATGATCGGACATCCAGCAAACCAGATAAACTGTGTTGAGTTTTCAGAAACTTGCTGGGAAGAGGTCAAGCAGATAGCTCAGCTTATGGGCGGCTTCGCTTTTGCTAATAGATCAGGAAA